TTACTTCTTCGCCTCTGCAACCACTTTACTACCCACGCCGCGGTTATTGTATTCCCACATGCGGTTGTAGTTAGTGTCATTCAGATTGCGCTGTATTTCGTCGTTATCATCTACGCTGCCGGTATTACCCGCAAACGGACGATTAGAGATCACCGCATCGGCCCACGGTTTAGCCGTGTTAAAACCTTCGTTGATGGCGCTATCACGGATCACCACCTGACCGTTGGTATTGGCATCAACATCCAGCGAGCGGCCCAGTTGCGCCACACCATCACCGAAAGCATTGAAACGGCTGTTTACGGCGAGGAAACCGTAGTAAATGTTGGACAGCGTAGCCGGTGCAAACACATACGCTTCTTGCTGAGTACGTGAGTTCACCACGCGGAATTCGGTGTTATCGAACACCACTGCGCCGCGACCAGAAACGATATCCACATCCCCTTCAATGTAGCTGTTGGTCACCAGCGTACGCGGCTGACGGTTGGTTTCCAGACGGTTCTGCACACCGCTGTTGGTGACAAAGAAGGTGTTCTGACGACCGAGAATGTTAACGTTGTTAATCTGTACCTGGTCACCATCAGTACGCAGTGCCACCGCCGGATGGTTACCTGCATCTACGCTATCGCCCAGCGTGTTTTCGATGGTCAGATTTTGCAGTTGCAGGCCATTGTTTTGTGACCAGAAGACCGCAGAGCAGAGAACACCGATACTGTCGCTGCGTTTGCTCTGGCAGCTATCGTACATATACCACGCTGGTTTACCTGGCATATATTTGCCGCGCGGGTTGACGTCGTGACGCCAGTCGGCAGGGCTCATGCCACCATCAAGGGAAAGCCCAATCTTCACATCAATCGGTTTTTCACCTGTACCGTACAGAGTAATTCCACCCGGAGCGGCAGGGACATATACCGTTCCCTGATACTCACCAGGCATCACGGCAATATACTGGCGCTTGTTGGTACGCTTGATAATTGCCGCATCTACCGCCGCCTGAATCGTGGTATGCGTTACACCTTGAGTGCCCGCCGGGCCGACAACAAAGTCAGGTTGCGCAGGCAGGGTAATCGGGGAAGGATTCCACGCTGCAGCACCTGGTGTCAGGGATGCAAAATAGTGTTGAGCATCGAAATTCTGCGCTTCTTTTGCCGACAGAATCGGGCGAGAAGAGGTACCAGGCGCGGTTTGATCAGAAGGACGTTGATCGGGCGGGGTTGAGCTACAGGCGGTCAGCGTCACGCCAAAAGCCAATGCCAGCGCCAGACGGGAAACTGAAAATGTGTTCACAGGTTGCTCCGGGCTATGAAATAGAAAAATGAATCCGTTGAAGCCTGCTTTTTTATACTAAGTTGGCATTATAAAAAAGCATTGCTTATCAATTTGTTGCAACGAACAGGTCACTATCAGTCAAAATAAAATCATTATTTGATTTCAATTTTGTCCCACTCCCTGCCTCTGTCATCACGATACTGTGATGCCATGGTGTCCGACTTATGCCCGAGAAGATGTTGAGCAAACTTATCGCTTATCTGCTTCTCATAGAGTCTTGCAGCCAAACTGCGCAACTCGTGAAAGGTAGGCGGATCCCCTTCGAAGGAAAGACCTGATGCTTTTCGTGCGCGCATAAAATACCTTGATACTGTGCCGGATGAAAGCGGTTCACGACGAGTAGATGCAATTATGGTTTCTCCGCCAAGAATCTCTTTGCATTTATCAAGTGTTTCCTTCATTGATATCCCGAGGGCATCAACATGCAATGTTATAGGGATGGCAATTTTTACGCCTGTTTTGCTTTGCTCGACATAAAGATATCCATCTACGATATCAGACCACTTCATTTCGCATAAATCACCAACTCGCTGCCCGGTAACAACAGCCAGTTCCATTGCAAGTCTGAGCCAACATGGTGATGATTCTGCTGCTTGATAAATTTTCAGGTATTCGTCAGCCGTAAGTCTTGATCTCCTTACCTCTGATTTTGCTGCGCGAGTGGCAGCGACCGGGTTTGTTGTTATATGGCCTTCAGCTATTGCCTCTCGGAATGCATCGCTCAGTGTTGATCTGATTAACTTGGCTGATGCCGCCTTGCCCTCGTCTATGTATCCATTGAGCATTGCCGCAATTTCTTTTGTGGTGATGTCTTCAAGTGGAGCATCAGGCAGACCTCTCCTTATTGCTTTAATTTTGCTCATGTAATTTATGAGTGTCTTCTGCTTGATTCCTCTGCTGGCGAGGATTTTTTCGTAGCGATCAAGCCATGAATGTAACGTAACAGAATTATCACTGTTGATTCTCGCTGTCAGAGGCTTGTGTTTGTGTCCTGAAAATAACTCAATGTTGGCCTGTATAGCTTCAGTGATTGCGATTCGCCTGTCTCTGCCTAATCCAAACTCTTTACCCGTCCTTGGGTCCCTGTAGCAGTAATATCCATTGTTTCTTATATAAAGGTTAGGGGGTAAATCCCGGCGCTCATGACTTCGCCTTCTTCCCATTTCTGATCCTCTTCAAAAGGCTACCTGTTACTGGTCGATTTAAGTCAACCTTTACCGCTGATTCGTGGAATAGATACTCTCTTCCATCCTTAACCGGAGGAGGGAATATCCTGCATTCGCGCACCCATCGACGAACTGTTTCAAGGCTTCTTGGGCGTCGCTGGCGAGCGTTCCACTCCTGAAGTGTCAAGTACATCGCAAAGTCTCCGCAATTACACGCAAGAAAAAGCCGCATTGATGCGGCGATGGTAGGTCTGGATATCATTGAGCAATGAACAGGCCTCACCGAGTGTGAGGCGGTGTTATTTCATGGTTAGTCCTTGCGTAGCTCGCTGATTCTTCTGTAAGTCTCTGGTGCTTTGTTTCCGTGTATCTTCATTTCAGACTTCAACAGAGCAACGAGGGAATCCCATTCGTTGAGGATGCCTTTGAATGTCGGAACGCGCTTTGCAACCTTGTCGAATGAATCTCTGATTTCTGGAATCTGCTCAACAAGTGCAACGCATCGTCGGAAATCGGCTGCGTCATGTGGAGCGCCGAAGTGATGACCATAGATATTCTTTTTCAGTCCACACGCGATTGAGGCAAGAGTTGCGCTACTGATGCCGACATCGCCAGTCGATTGCCATTTCAAAATCTTCATAGCCAAATCTGACATTTCTTGTCTCCATAAAACAAAACTCGCCGTAGCGAGTTCAGATAAAAGAAATCCCCGCGAGTGCGAGGATTGTTATTCATTGCCGATATTTACCTTTATCGCGAACACCTTTACCGGTTTATCGCCGAAGTGCAGATGTGTGATTGTCTTGATTTCATACCCGTCATACGGGACGTCAATTCTACGGCTGGAATCGTCGCGCTTCGGATATCCCTTTGTGATAATCAGGCGGTCATATTCCCGGAACATAATTCGCTTATTCCAGTAGTCATTACACAGGCGATATTCTTCTGTTTTCTCCCCGCGAATCATGGCATCGAAGTATTCACCTTTGACGGCAAGTTGCAGGTTAGCCACGGTTAACCTCCTGCGGCGGTTCCGGTAGCGGCATCCAGTGAGTTGCTTGCTCAATACCATTACCCGGCTTAATCGTTGCATCTCCGCGCCGAAAGGTGCTTCCGGTATAGCGTGCGGAGCATATTAGCGGTTCAACCAGAGAGCTATCGAAATTCACCGAAATAAGCACGTTCTGGCCCTTTTCAGGCATTCGATCACTACAGCTTATCCAACCATCCGGAGTTACCGGAGAGTTGCCCGACAGTCTACGCAAAACAGCCTTAACAGCCTCAATACGGTCATCATCGCAATTTTCCAGCGTATCTATGCGGTCGAGCATGATGATGGCGTTATCAATATCAGGATTGCCAGTCCACTCATTACCGCGATTGGATTCGGCAGCCTGGTTGCCAGATGCTGGTTGATTGTCGGCTTGGCTATAGCTAACAGCACGGCAGGCATCCTCTACGCCTTTAACTGCATCTGCGCAGTAGTTATAGCGATTGCATTCCACTAACTTCTGCTTGAGATTTTCAATTGCTTGCGCGACATCAGCCTGTATTTCTGGAACTGGCGGAACGGCTGTTTGCTCTCGAACGTCATTAGTCGCTATCGGTTCTGCTGCCAACTGACTGGCATATTTGTTAATGGTAACGATAAGCTCTTGCTCAGCCTCATCCAGACAATCACCGATACCTCGCCTGTCACCGTCAAAATCATCGAAATCGGCACGAATCTTGGCAACCTCCCGGATTGCGGACAACACCTCACTAGGAATTACCGGATAGTTGGTTGACGTTTCCGCGATTTCCCGAAAATTATTGGTTGACGAATTCTTATTTTCCCGAAAGTTTCCGGACTGAAGCATGGCGGCGCGGCAGGCGTTAAGCGCGTTTTGCACGCGTTTAGCGTTCTGTACTTCGTATTTAGGTGCGGCTGCCAATGCCCATAGCCAACCAATTTCATAGCTATCAGCTTTTGATAGAGCACATTCCATTTCCAGTGTTATTTTCTTAGGTACGAGTTGCCAATCATCTGGCACTACCGGCGCTGGCAGCTCGCGATACAGCGAGATTACACGACGCGGGTCCGCATATTTATCTGGCGGACACTGAAATATCTCACCGAAACCATACTTCCTGACATCGCGCAGTTCCTCTTCATCAGTCCATGCCACCGGTTCTGCTTCCAGCGATGCCAGAGCAATCCGTGCCAGCTCTTCCGCTTCTTCTGCTGGCAGTACAACGTTGCTACCAGGTCCGTATGTTTCGCGCCACTGCTTGATTGTCAGCAGTCGCTCTTTGGTAATAGTGATCATGCCGCGTTTCCTTCTTTCTTATTAACAATTACACCGTCATATATTTCATTAAGGTGCCCTCTCAACTCCATGCGCCTTAATGCAGATAACATGTAATCGCATTCAACCTGCTTATTTCCAGTAAATGGCTTATCGTCAGGATTACCCCAACAGCAATTACCCTTGGGCCACCCATGCACTTTCCGTACTCTTCCGTTAACAACGTGAAGTAATCCCCAGCCAGGTGGTAAATCCTCAATTGAAATAATTCCCGGCTCACTAATAAAGAATCGCCAGTCGCCCATTCCAAGAGACGGATTTTTACGAAAACGCTTTTTTCTATCTGCCAACAAGTCAGCACGAGAACATTTCGCCTCTATCAGGCATGATGCTGAATTTCTGAATCCCATAGCATCTGGCTGTTCTCCGGTACTGGTTACAGCCATAAAGCGGTCATGAAAACAAACCTTGAACCCGTTGCGCTTAAGGAACTTGTACGCAATCTGACAGAGTTCGCGGTGTGTTAGCGCCATATCACTCTCCTTTGATGCGAATGCCAGTAGCGCGGATTGCATCGATGACTTCAGAAACTTTGTATGCCATTACCGTTTGGTAATCATCGTGAAAATCTGTTCGATGAAGCATGCTGCTACGTTCCGGGAGCGTTATTTCCCGAGCATCCAGTTCCTTAACGCGTTCCTCCAGTTCGTAGACCCTGCATTGTTCTCTATCATCAATCAGATATAACCCAAGACATTCGCTTTCTACCCAACCGCCAAAATCATGATCGTAACGCTCACATGAAAACTCACCGTCACCGTCCTTTGTTGGAATGGTGTAACTGTCTAATGGGCCACCGTACGTCGGCACATTTCCTAATGTCGGATGCTCAATCCACATAAAAAATGCACGTCCGGTTATTGGGCAAATATCTGGCCGCCATTGGTTACGAACAGCGTTGGTTTCTGATAATTCTTCAGCGTGTTGTTTTACTTCCTCAAGCTCAACACGCAGCTTCCCTACCGTTAGCGCAATATCCTCGTTCTCCTGATCGCGGCTTTTGATGTATTGCAGGTTTCTTTCCCGTTCATCCAACAATGCCAGCGCGATATCTGGCGAAAAGTGCTTCATAAAATCGTTAAGCGCATTAATTCGCTGATCGAAAGGCATTACAGGTGCTTCACCAGCAATTTTTGTTTTTTCAGCGATTTCACGAAGCTTTTGATAATCAATCTTGCTCACTGGTTGCCTCCTTTGCGCCACATCGCATTCAGATATTTGTTTTGATTCACTGACGGAAAAGAATTTCTCTTAAGTAATTCCTCTCTCGATGGCATTGGCTTTACGCGTTGGCGAATAATCATTTCTGCCGGAAGAATGCCGGGATTGTATGCAAGTCCTCTCATGGTAAATTCCTCAGTCATTACTGATAGCGCCATAGCGTGAGCGGTAATTACGCAGGCGCGGGTCAATTTCAGGGAAGTGGGTATATGTGGCTTTGCGGAATGGTCGGATTGATGTCTGGTAAATTCGCTCGCGTTCTTCTTTCTCTGCAAGCCATATACAATGGCGAAATTCCTTTTCCTCTTTCGTTTCCTGCGGTAGCGACATTATCCGGTCGTAGTTTTTTCCGAATTTATCCAGCACCTCCAATACGGAATTGCCGGAACAGCGGCGCGGGTCATCCGCACCATACAGAGGCGCTGGCATGTTTTTCTCCTGTTGATTATTTAGCTAACTTTTTCCAGATCGCTGAAACGTATTTGGCTTGGTGAATGGCATCATCAAGCGCGTTGTGGCGAGTTCCTTTGAATGGCATATCTCGCTTAGGGTCGAATCCTATTGCCTTCCCAAGTTCGACGATTGTTCTTACGTCGCGGTCATTCCACCACTGCCACGGAACTGGCTGCCCTGTCAGCGAATAACTGTTGCGGAGAATAACGCAGTCAAATGATGCTCCATTCCCCCAAACCTGAACGAATTTGTGGTTAGCGTTCTTTATGATGAATTCAGATAACCATGAAAGAGCCGTTGAGAGCTCTTGAGTGTTGCTGGTTAGCGATTTTCTGGCTTCTTCACTCTGTTCCATCCACCATAAAATCGTTGAAGCGTCAGGACGCGCCCGATATCGCATTGATGACTCAAGCGAGATATTTACCGAGAACTCTTCTCCTGTTTCTCCGGTATTCGGGTCAAAGAATACCGCCCAATAGAAATAACTGGCGCGTATGGCCCGTTGCCCATTGTTTCAAGGTCAACCATCAAGTGATTCATGTAAGTCCTTAAATTGCGTGAATAGCGTGACGAGGGAAGGGGAGAGTTACTGGTGCAAAGGGGATGTCGTCGTCAAAATCCATAGGTGGTTCGCTGTGATTTCCCTGCTGCTGAGGTTGCTGTCTTTGTTGCTGACCATTATTTCGCTGAGGTGAAGACTGTTCATTGCCTCCTTGCTTGCCACCAAGCATTTGCATGGTTCCACCAACGCCCACGATGACTTCGGTAGTGAACCGATCCTGTCCGCTTTGATCCTGCCATTTTCTTGTCCGCAATTTGCCTTCAAGATAAACCTCAGAGCCTTTTCGCAGATATTCGCTGGCAATTTCTGCCAGTTTCCCGCTCATTACCACGCGGTGCCACTCCGTCTGCTCCTTTTGCTCTCCAGTTTGCTTATCACGCCATTGTTCTGACGTAGCAACGGTAAGGTTTGCAAATGCCGTTCCTGATGGTGAATATCTGATTTCTGGATCATGCCCAAGGCGACCAATAATGATCACCTTATTTACGCCTCTGCTTGCCATTTATGCCGCCTGTTTTAGCTCGTTAACTCTGATGTTCATTACCTGAACGCATTTAGCCTGCGCCTCCTCGTTTCCAGCCATTAATTGCCAGTCACGCTGATAACGCTCGATGAGTTTTTTCTTGTCAGTTTCTGTTGACGCATAATCGCTGAAGTCTTTCAGGATTTGTTCGCAGTCAACCGATGGAGATTTCTGGTTGGTATTTTCTGGTGATGGTTTGTTATCTGATGCTGGGATTGCCCATCCCGGCAGTGATGGAGGGAGCCAGTAAAATCCTGTTCCATCCTTCAGTTTTGCCCTGTGCCACCCCTGCTTTTTATCGAGAGATGTTTGTGCGAAACCTTCCTCAAGGTTATACAGATACCGACCGATTCCCCACTGAACGGCAGCGCGCTTCATTGCACCGGAACGACCACCTTTGACGGCTTCTACCTGCGTGTTTTCAGCAGCATCCCATTTGGTTACCCATTCGGAATCAATCTTTATTGATATGCCGCATTCAACGCCGCCGTTGTTGGGAATATCGCGGTATTCATTGCGCCATCCTGCTTTGCCGCAAACATCGTCCAGGCGTTTCATGATTGCCCGGTTCGTGACATAAGCCAGCACCATAGCCCACACTTTGCCATCGCGTGTTTTACCGCTTTGCTGTATTCGCCATTCGATATCTTCAGGGCTGAATGGCTCATCGAATTTATTCAAATCCATAATTCACCTCAGAATGGACACGGCCCAAGGAAATAACGCTGATTTAATACTTCGACTCGGGACAAATTAAGGCATACCCGCATTCCTTCGCGGTCACCATTATGGCGATACCAGAGAGCTTTCTGCGTGTACATGCGTCTCTGTAACTTGCTCTCCTTCACCGTGGTTGCAAGTGACATGAATATCTCCTTCGTTACCGATTAAATCTTTCATCTGACGAATGAATTCTTCGTCTGACCAGTTATCTGTAAAACTCATTTCCTGCGATACCACGGAAGGTTGATAGCTGATTTCATCGCTTTATTTGCTTCAAGCCACATTTTTGAATCACCAATAAAGCTGGCTATTACTGCTTTGTTTTGTGCTGCACGAAGCATCTGGTGATTGATGGCTATTTCATTGCGCATAATAAGACCTCAACTCTTTTCCATCCGTCACGTAATTTACGGGTGATTCGTTCAAGTAAAGATTCATTTAGTTGGAAGGCACCCATGCGAGCGCCTCCCGCGATTGCGTAAATCATGGGTGGTTCCTTATGTTGGTTTATTAGTAGGTTATTTTTGTTGCGAATACTTCGCCTTTTACGATGGCTGTTATGATATTTTTAGCAACATCTTCTGATGCGCCAACCTTGATAATGTCAGCAAGTATTTTGTTATTTACTTCTTTCCGGTGAGCTTTATCCTTTGCTCTACGCTCTTCTTCGTCCTTGATTCTTTTTTCTTCTGCTATTCTGGCTTGCTCTTTTGCTTCAGCCTCGCGCCGGATTCGTTCAGCCTCCTCCTGTGCTTTTCGGCGTTCTGCTTCAATTGCCGCCTGCTTTTCTCTTTCAGCTCGTTCTGCTGCCTCTTTTGCTTCGCGCTGTGCTCGTTGCTCGGCTTCAATGCGTTCACGCTCTGCACGTTCCGCTGCGGCCTTAGCTTCTGCTTCTCGCCTTGCTGCTGCTTCAATTTCGGCTTTTGCCTTTGCTTCGGCTTCTGCTCTGGCTTTCTCTTCAGCTTCTCTTTTTAAGCGTTCTTCATGCTCTCGCTTTTCCTGCTCCGCTTTGAGTCTTGCCTCTTCTCTTTGGCGGTCAAATTCGCGATCCATCAAAATCGCTATTTCATGGTCAGACTCAATTTGCTTTGCGAGAGCTTCAGCTGCTGCCTTAGCTTCTTCTTCGGCTTTAATCCGTGCCTGTTCCTCCTCATAATCAGTAAGAGGCTGGCGCGCCTTGGCTTTCAGTTCATCAAGGCGATCGCGCACTGTCTTGCGGTTAGCATCAATTAGCTTTGGAATTTCCTTCAGTTCAGCAACAAGGTCTTTGCCAAGACCATCGAGATATGTTTTCGTCTGCGCAACTTTATACGCCAGAGAAGCGATCTCCTTTCTGCCCTTTGCCGTTGTGATATCAGGCACAAAGGACATAACTTCACGTTCAACCTTTTGGAGAATTTCTTCAATCTGGTCGGCAGACTGAAATACAGTCATCGCATTTGCTTTTTCAATAACAACTAAATCTGTTACTTCACTCATATATCCTCCATCAAAAAAAATCGCCCTCACACTGGAGGGAAAAGAAGATTTCCAATAATCAGAACAAGTCGGCTCCTGTTTAGTTACGAGCGACATTGCTCACATAGCAGACTCGTAAATCTGCTATAGGCGCTTATTCGCATCGCATGACAACATCAAATTTTTCGAGATTACTTTGTCGCAACAATCCTTTTTCTACGCGGTCAGCTTTTCTATAATTATCAAATTAGAAATGTTTAATTACTTCTTTCGTTTCTCGCTCTATAACTTCAACAATGTATTTCTTATTCATCATTCTTCCCCCAGAGCCTTGCTGATGGCTGCCTTGGCTCGTTTGTATTCGGTTAACTCTCTGCACCCTTCGTCATGCTCGTAAATGAAGACAAGCTCTTGCAGTGCTTCAAGCAAATCAGGAGCTGCTGCTATCAGTAGCGCATCCTCCCTTTCATTTCTTGTTGCTGCTTCAATGTATGTGTCACCAATCGTCACACCATGGAACGTAGTCATCATCTCGTTGACGTTTCTAACCGTGTACTTCCATTTACCAGGCGTACCCTTAAACTCTTTCATATCCACCTCTGTTGTTTATGCCAAAAATAAAGGCCGACTATGCGGCCTGAAATTACTTAACCAATGATGCCGCATATTCAATTAGGAATAACTTAGGTGCAAGCCAAATCTTCAACCATTCGAAATTGAAGGCAATAATTAAAACACCCATAATTGAGCCAAATATAGGAACAAATACAGTGCATATATCGTAATAAACCGAAGATATAAAATGTTCATCATTTGGACGTCCATCGAAAGACGTCCATCTCTCGCCATTATTTCTTGCCGTTCTTGCAAAACTAGGAAGTTTAATTGCTGCAATTAAAAGCAACAATCCAGCCACTTGGAAAAGTGCGCTATGGACAAAACTCCATATTAGCAACTGATGAACAACATCAGGAATCTGTGCCTGGCTAAATGAAACAGCCGCGTCTATTCCATTGCTGGCTTTTTGCAGTAGTTCTACGAGAATCTTGTTTGCTTGTTCTTCTACATCTCACCTCAAATAAGTGGTTTGCTGCCTAATTTCATTTTTTGGCGACCAACACAAGTCACCCCCATTTCACTGCGTGGCTTGCGGTAGTAAATACGGTTCTGTTTACGCTCGACTTCTTCTGCCTTCTTGCAGCGAAGGCTTCCGAGTGATGCTGCTTTTTCAGAAAGGCTTAAACGCTTTCTTGGGGCTTCCTGAACAGGTTCCTCACTGTCTGTGCCGAAGATCGAATCGATGATGTTGCATATAGCATCACGCTCGATAGCCAGCTTTCTGCGCCGCTCATGACGGCGAGTTTTGGCATTTCCTGCAAATGTTGATTTCCCGTACACGATTACCGTCATGATGTTTTCCTCATGTGAAATGGCTTTGGTGGTGATGCGCCAGATGCTGATCTTCTGGTTGCTGTCGTTGCAGCTGCAATTCACATCACCGCCAAACCCATCTCGTTTGGTATCTGTTTGCGCTTTGTCAGCGCCCCATCGAAGTTAAAGAGCCTGCCAATCTGTTCCGTTTGGCGTCCTGCTGATGGCTAAATAGTACGATGTGTACTTTATTGAGTCAATACAAAATGTTCTAAATGCGGTTAGTTTTTTATAACACTTTGTATTTTATTGATTTATATTTTGGAAAAAGAAAACCCGACGCTAAGGTCGGGTTATTGTTGTGTGTTTTAGAGTGGTGAGGCTGTTAACTAAATGTCTCTTCAGGCCACTGGCTGGCGATAACTTTCCCTACTACGGAACAGCTATCATTGCATGGGATCATTGGATATTGCGGGTTTAGTGGTTGTAGGAACACCTGACCGCTATCCCTGATCAGTTTCTTGAAGGTAAACTCGTCACCACCAAGTCTGGCTATGCAGAAATCACCTGGCTCAACAGCCTGCTCAGGGTCAACGAGAATTAACATCCCGTCAGGAAAGCTTGGCTTGGATCCTGTTGGTGCGGTCATGGAATTACCTTCAACTTCAAGCCAAAACGCACAATCACTGGCTTTTTTGGTTGTGCTGACCCATCTCTCCGCATCGCCTTTGGTAAAGGTTCTAAGCTCAGGCGAGAACATCCCGGCCTGAACATGAGAAAAAACAGGGTACTCATATTGTTTTTTAACGGGGGCAGATGAGTATTCGCCAACAGGTGAAAATGTACCGTCGTGGTTGAATGAGACGTTATCAATACCAAGGTATTTAAACACCACACCAATCTCGTCAAGAGATGGATGACGAGATCCGCGCAACCAGTGACCAATTCCACCCTGCGTCATACCAAGCTCTTCAGCTAACTTCTCTTGAGTTATGCCGAGCTCTTTCATTCTGGATCTAGCCAGTTCATACCATTTCATTTTCATACCCTTATTATTACGCTCTGTACTAAAACCATCCATGCACAAGATGTATTTTTTGTTTGCATTCCAAAAGTACATATCGTATTATTGTTTCATGGTTACTATGGAGGGCATATGAGCAACCTACGAAAATATCGAGAGTCACTGAATATCTCTCAAACAACACTTGCTAAGGCGGTTGGATGCACACAGGGAGCTATCGGACATTGGGAATCTGGTCGTCGCTTCCCAGACCTTAAAACATGCCGTGCTCTTGTTGCGTGCCTAAACAAGTTAGGCGCAAAAGTCAGTCTTGATGACGTGTTCCCACCGGAACACAAAGCCGCTTAATAAGCGGATCCGCTCTTTATCAATCTGCACCGCCGACAACGCGGTAACTAATTAATCACTCATCGAAAGATGAGTATTAGTGATTATTTACCTATGGAAATAGTAAGAAATGGAACAAACAAGTTACAGCAAACTATCACAGCGCGACGTTGATCGCGCTGAAACAGATTTACTCATCAACCTGTCAACGCTTACACAGCGCGGTCTGGCAAAGATGATTGGCTGTCATGAATCGAAGATAAGCAGAACGGACTGGAGATTTATTGCTTCGGTCTTGTGTGCTTTCGGAATGGCATCAGACATCAGTCCGATTAGCAGGGCTTTTAAGTATGCGCTTGATGGAATCACAAAGAAAAAATCCCCGGTGGCCGCCGGGGACTCTAAGCAAATTGATATGCAATTCTGAGGGAATTACTGGATCAATCCACAGGAGTCATTATGACAAATACAGCAAAAATACTCAACTTCGGCAGAGGTAACTTTGCCGAACAGGAGCTAAGAGTGGCTGATATCGATGATGGTTACACCAGATTCGCTAACGAGCTGCTGGAAGCTATCGCAAGTGCCGATTTAACCGCTCGCCAGTTGAAAGTTATGCTGGCCTACGTCCGGAAAACATATGGATTCAATAAGAAAACAGATCGAATAGCCGATGAGCAAATTGCTCAGTTAACAGGACTGTCAAGGCAGAATGTTAACAAGGCTAAAAAAGAACTGATTTCAATGAATTGCCTGTTTATGGATGGAAATAAAATCGGTGTAAACAGGGAGGTATCTGCGTGGCAATTCAGCAAGTGTCTCCAAGTTAGCAACTTTGTCTCGAAGTTAGAGACAAAAAATGTCTCCAAATTAGAGACACTCAATGTCTCGAAGTTAGAGACACACAAAAGACATTCTTTAAAGACAAAAGAAAATATTAATAAACCCCCTATATCCCCCAAAAAAATTTCTCAGAAGTTCGACCCGCTAGAAACAGAGTTGCCTGATTGGTTATCGGCAGAAACATGGTTGTCGTGGGTTACCTATCGCAAGGAGATAGGTAAGTCGATCAAGTCTAAGCAAAGCGTCACTCAGGCTATCAACGTTCTAAGCAGAAGTCTGGAGAAGGGATATACACCTGAAGAAATTATAAACCAGAGCATCGCCAGTGGTTGGCAGGGGATTTTTGAACCCAAGACTCCAAAGGGGAAATCTCAACCGAGGCCGCAGCAGCGAGCTATGCAGGAAAACTTTGCCGCCAAAGATTACGGGCAAACTGAAATGCCTTCATGGGCGCAGGAGTGAACATGACGCTGGATGAAAAGATCTCCCAACTGGAGAAAAAACTTGCAGAATTGAGTTCTCCGCCAATTGCTATCGAGCATACAGCTGTAGAAATTGGCACTGGCATCTGTGAAAAACATGGTGAGTTTGAGCAGCGTAACCGTTACTCGACTGGGCCAATTAAGTTTGCCTCAAGACCTAGCGAATGCCCGGAATGCATGAGAGATGAGCTTATTCGGCTACAGGCAGAGAAGATTAAAATCGACGAAGAATCACGTAAGCGCAATGTCGAGTTTCTGTTGAATAATCTTGATATTCCTGAACGATTCAAGGGTTGCACACTACAGAACTACGAGCCAGTCAACGACGATGCAAAGAGAGTGCTCAGGGTGTGTCAGGCATACGCCAGCAAATGGCCTGAGAGGTTACAGAAAGGCGGTGGGCTGGTTATGTGCGGAAAGCCTGGTACTGGAAAGAATCATCTTGCACTGGCTATCGCCCGGCACGCAATTACGGAACATCAAAGCTCAGCTATTTTCACAACGGCGCTGAAAATTGCCAGAGAATATAAATCAACATGGTCTAAAAACTCCACCCGCACAGAGGATGAAGTGATCCGACAGTTCACTAAACCTGACCTGCTAATTATCGATGAGGTTGGTGTGCAGTTTGGAAGCGAGGCGGAAAAGATGATCATGTTCGAAATCATCAACACCCGCTACGAGTGCATGAAGCCAACAATCCTGATTAGCAACCAGAGCAAAGATGAACTGTCTGCATTCATTGGTGAGCGTGTTATTGACAGGATGAATGATGGCGGCGGGTGCACTCTTGCGTTTACATGGGATAGTTACAGGAGCAGATCGTGACTGGAAAAGAAATCATCCTGGAATATCTGAAAACTCATGAACAATTCTCCCCACATGAATTAGCACTGATCACCGGAATACCAAATAACAGAATCGCTCAAGCAGCAAGGCATATGGTGAAACAAGGGAATTTGAGTGTTGTTGAGCGTAAGTGGAAGACGGTTATTTATGCAAAACGCAAAGTGAAGAAGGAGCCAATTAAAAGAAATCCAGATGGTACGGGGTGGGGATGTGCAAATCCAATGACGGCGTTTATTAATAGGGCGCTTATGGAGGTAAGGCAATGACCATCTACATCACTGAGCTAATAACAGGCCTGCTGGTAATCGCAGGCCTTTTTATTTGGGGGAGAGGGAAGTCATGAAAAAACTAACCTTTGAAATTCGATCTCCAGCACATCAGCAAAACGCTATTCACGCGGTACAGCAAATTCTTCCAGACCCAACCAAACCAATCGTAGTAACCATTCAGGAACGCAACCGCAGCTTAGACCAAAATCGGAAGCTTTGGGCTTGCCTTGGTGACGTCTCTCGTCAGGTTGAATGGCATGGTCGCTGGCTGGATGCAGAAAGCTGGAAGTGTGTGTTTACCGCAGCATTAAAGCAGCAGGACGTTGTTCCTAACCTTGCCGGGAATGGCTTTGTGGTAATAGGCCAGTCAACCAGCAGGATGCGTGTAAGCGAATTTGCGGAGCTATTAGAGCTTATACAGGCATTCGGTACAGAGCGTGGCGTTAAGTGGTCAGACGAAGCGCGACTGGCTCTCGAATGGAAAGCGCGATGGGGAGATCGGGCTGCATGACTATCAAATCAAATACGCCAGCACACGACAAGGACTGCTGGCAAACGCCGCTTTGGCTTTTTGATGCACTGGATATTGAGTTTGGATTCTGGCTGGATTCGGCAGCGAGCGACAAAAATGCTCTGTGTGCTCACTGGCTAACTGAGGCCGACGACGCGCTCAATTCTGAGTGGGTAAGCCACGGTGCAATCTGGAATAACCCACCGTACAGCAATATCAGGCCGTGGGTGGAAAAAGCTGCTGAGCAGTGCATACAACAGCGACAGACGGTAGTTATGCTTGTGCCAGAGGATATGTCAGTCGGATGGTTCAGCAAGGCTCTGGAGAGTGTCGACGAAGTTCGCATTATCACTGATGGACGGATTAATTTTATCGAACCATCGACAGGGCTGGAGAAGAAGGGAAACAGCAAAGGCTCCATGCTGCTGATTTGGCGACCGTTCATCAGTCCTCGACGGATGTTTACTACCGTATCCAAAGCGGCATTGATGGCGATCGGGCAGGGTGTCAGGAGGGCGGCATGAGGCGACAGCGACGAAGTATCACCGACATCATCTGCGAAAACTGCAAATACCTTCCAACGAAACGCTCCAGAAATAAACGCAAGCCAATCCCAAAAGAATCTGACGTAAAAACCTTCAACTACACGGCTCACCTGTGGGATATCCGGTGGCTAAGACATCGTGCGAGGAAATGACAATGGATTATTCACAGTTAAGTGATTTTGAAATTAACGTGGCGGTATTCGAATCCATTCATAACGGATCACCGGATTACAAAGAAGGTGAGAATGGCGATATGGTGTTTGTCTCATTTGAGGGAGACATTGTAAACGGAGACGCAGTTGAAGTAGAAGTTGAGCGCGGATCCTTTAACCCATGCGTAAACCCAGCAGACGCATGGCCGATTATCACTGAAAACAAAATTAGCACCATGTGGATGACAGCGGAAAAAGAATGGTGCGCATGGTCAGGAGGTGATTTAGAGGAAGGTTGTTGGGAATGGGAAAATATTCCTGACTACTGCTTCTGCGGTGAATCGCCTCTCCGCGCAGCCATGATTGTATTTCTCATGATGCAGGACGCCAATAATGCTTAGCCCATCCCAATCCCTTCAATACCAGAAAGAAAGCGTCGAGCGAGCTTTAACGTGCGCTAACTGCGGTCAGAAGCTGCATGTGCTGGAAGTTCACATGTGTGAGCACTGCTGCGCAGAACTGATGAGCGATCCGAATAGCTCAATGTACGAGGAAGAAGACGATGAATGAGTTAATAAATGGCAATGCCATCAAAATGACAAGCATTGAAATCGCTGAGTTGGTGGGTAAGCGTCATGACAATGTGAAACGTACCATCGAAACGCTGGCTAAAAATGGTGTTATCCGGCTTCCTCAAATTGAGGTTTCCGAAAGAATCAATAACTTAGGGTTCAATGTTCAGTACGAGCATTACGTCTTCGAGGGCGAACAAGGTAAGCGAGACAGTATTGTCGTTGTAGCCCAGTTGTCGCCGGAATTCACGGCTCGCCTTGTTGACCGTTGGCGAGAGCTTGAAGAAGCTGCGGTTAATATCCCAAAAACGCTACCAGAAGCGTTGCGCCTTGCTGCTGACCTTGCTGAGCAGAAAATGCAACTGGAAAACCAGCTCGCAATTGCCGCACCTAAAGTTGAGTTTGCCGATCGCGTTGGCGAGGCCAGCGGAATTTTGATTGGAAACTTTGCAAAGGTTGTTGGAATTGGTCCAAACAAACTGTTTGCGTGGATGCGCGATCACAAAATCCTTATTGCTTCAGGTTCCCGGCGCAATGTGCCAATGCAGGAATATATGGATCGCGGCTATTTCACAGTGAAAGAAACAGCGTTCAACACAAATCACGGAATACAGATATCGTTCACCACAAAAATCACCGGGCGTGGTCAACAGTGGCTGACCAGAAGGCTGCTCTATAGCGGAATGCTGAAAGTAACAGGGGAGGCTGCTTAATGGCTAAACTACGCAAAGAAGCGCGCGGCAGAGAATGCCAGGTACGTATTTACGGCGTATGCAATGGCAACCCTGAAACTACAGTTCTGGCACATTACCGGATGGCTGGAATTTGCGGAACGGGAATGAAGCCTGACGACCTGATCGGAGCATGGGCTTGTAGCGCGTGTCACGATGAAATCGACCGACGCACCCATAAACTCGACAACAAAGACGCCAGACTTTACCACCTGGAAGGCGTGATCAGGACGCAGGCGATACTGCTGAAGGAGGGGAAGATTAAGCCATGAACGAATATCAGTTTGTGCTTCCATACCCGCCGTCGGTGAACACCTACTGGCGAAGACGGGGAAGCCAATACTACATCAGCGATAAAGGCCAGAAATACCGAAAAGACGTTCAGCAAATCATCCGCCAACTTAAGTTAGACATTTTCACCAAATCACGACTCCGCATCAAAGTCATCGCAGACGTTCCAGACTCCCGCCGCCGCGACCTCGACAACATCCTGAAAGGTTTACTCGACTCCCTTATCCACGCCGGATTTGCGGAAGACGACGAGCAATTCGATGACATTCGCGTAATTCGTGGTGTGAAAGTACCAGGCGGACGGCTTGGAATAAAAATCACCGAACTGGAGAACGCATGAACGCCACAATTCAAACGATACCAGAGCTTCTTATCCAGACACGAGGCAATCAGACCGAAGTGGCGAGGATGCTTTCCTGTGCAAGAGGAACAGTGCTCAAGTACAACCGAGACAGCAAAGGCGAGCGTCACGTAATAGTTAACGGCGTCCTGATGGTCAAACAAGGCAAGAGGGGAAGACGATGAGACTCGAAAGCGTAGCTAAATTTCATTCGCCAAAAAGCCCGATGATGAGCGACTCACCACGGGCTACGGCTTCTGACTCTCTTTCCGGTACTGATGTGATGGCTGCTATGGGGATGGCGCAATCACAAGCCGGATTCGGAATGGCTGCATTCTGTGGTAAGCACGAACTCAGCCAGAACGACAAACAAAAGGCTATCAACTATCTGATGCAATTTGCACACAAGGTATCGGGGAAATACCGTGGCGTGGCAAAGCTTGAAGGAAATACTAAGGCAAAGGTACTGCAAGTGCTCGCAACATTCGCTTATGCGGATTATTGCCGTAGTGCCGCGACGCCGGGCGCAAGATGCAGAGATTGCCACGGTACAGGCCGTGCGGTTGATATAGCCAAAACGGAGCAGTGGGGGAGAGTTGTTGAGAAAGAGTGCGGAAGATGCAAAGGTGTCGGCTATTCAAGAATGCCAGCAAGCGCCGCATATCGCGCTGTAACGATGCTAATCCCAAACCTTACTCAACCCACCTGGTCACGCACTGTTAAGCCGCTGTATGACGCTCTGGTGGTGCAATGCCACAAAGAAGAGTCAATTGCAGACAACATTTTGAATGCGGTCACACGTTAGCGGCATGATTGCCACGGATGGCAACATATTAACGACATGATATTGACTTTTTGAATAAAGTTGGGTAAATTTGACTCAACGATGGATAAATGCACTCGTTAAATAAAGCCCTGAGTTAATAGCTCGGGGCTTTTTGCGTTTGCACAACAGGTAAGAGCATTCTCCCTTATGGGGCTTGGCTTAAATGCACCGAGTGCTCTTATCGTTGTGGCAGCACAACGATAGTTTTCGTCAGAGTTGGCGACTTTGCGGGTTTTTAGAAACTGACCACAAAGATAAATGCAAACGATGATTTGATGTTGATGGCGGCCTAAGAAACCAAAGTCACGGGGTCTTCCGATTCCCCGCTACCAAATTCGGCGCAGTGGCCCGCTGTGATTAATAATGGGCACCCAATAATGAGAGCGTTGGACAGTGGCGATGAGATTTCGCAACCCAGGAGCCAATAGATCGGGGATAGTGCGCATAATACCGATTGAGGTGAGTGCTGGAATAAGCATCGGGAGTCATGACCCAACATGATGCGGGAAAGCCAGCCACCGAGAGACCCGGCAGGGTAAACCGGCCTTCCGCTTGGTTATCAAGCAATAATAGCGCTCTCATTCGTGGGTAACAACGGGCATGTCGCCTTAGTAAATCCCTCAAGGGTGCGACGCATAGACCGGTACTAGCGTCGCCGTTAGCTCCACGAAACGGAGCGCACAACAGGTAAGAGTATTTGTAGAGTTCGACTCTCTACCGTGGGATTTTTTCCGCGATGCGAGCCATAAATGCTCTTTCCGTTGTGCTGAATTAAGCGAATGCCGGAAGCAGAACCGGATCACCAAATGCGTACAGGCGTCATCGCCGCCCAGCAACAGCACAACCCAAACTTAGCCGTAGCCACTGGCTATCCTGAACTCATCAGTGATAGTTATGCTGCGGCCTTCTACGCATGACCTTCGTGAAAGCGGGTGGCAAGAGGCTGCGCTAACAACCTCCTGCCGTTTTGCCCGTGCATATCGGTCACGAACAAATCTGATTACTAAACACAGTAGCCTGGATTTGTTCTATCAGTAATCGACCTTATTCCTAATTAAATAGAGCAAATCCCCTTATTGGGGGTAAGACATGAAGATGCCAGAAAAACATGACCTGTTAGCCGCCATTCTCGCGGCAAAGGAACAAGGCATCGGGGCAATCCTTGCGTTTGCAATGGCGTACCTTCGCGGCAGATATAATGGCGGTGCGTTTACAAAAACAGTAATCGACGCAACGATGTGCGCCATTATCGCCTGGTTCATTCGTGACCTTCTCGACTTAGCCGGACTAAGTAGCAATCTCGCTTATATAACGAGCGTGTTCATCGGCTACATCGGTACTGACTCGATTGGTTCGCTTATCAAACGCTTCGCTGCTAAAAAAGCCGGAGTAGAAGATGGTGGAAATCAATAATCAACGTAAGGCGTTCCTCGATATGCTGGCGTGGTCAGAGGGAACTGATAACGGACGACAGAAAACCAGAAATCATGGTTATGACGTCATTGTAGGTGGAGAGCTATTCACTGATTACTCCGATCACCCTCGTAAACTTGTCACGCTAAACCCAAAACTCAAATCAACAGCAGCCGGTCGCTATCAGCTTCTTTCCCGTTGGTGGGATTCCTATCGTAAGCAGCTTGGCCTGAAAGACTTCTCTCCGAAAAGCCAAGACGCTGTGGCATTGCAGCAGATTAAAGAGCGTGGCGCTTTACCGATGATTGATCGCGGTGATATCCGTCAGGCTATCGATCGTTGCAGCAATATCTGGGCTTCACTGCCGGGCGCTGGTTATGGTCAGTTCGAGCATAAGGCTGACAACCTGATTGCAAAATTCAAAGAAGCTGGCGGAACGGTCAGAGAGATTGAGGTATGAGCAGAGTCACCGCGATTATTTCCGCTCTGGTTATCTGCATCATCGTCTGTCTGTCATGGGCTGTTAATCATTACCGTGATAACGCCATCGCCTACAAAGACCAGCGCGATAAAGCCACGTACATCATCGCTGACATGCAGAAGCGTCAACGTGATGTAGCTGAACTCGATGCCAGATATACAAAGGAACTTGCTGATGCTAACGCGACTATCGAAAGTCTCCGTGCTGATGTTTCTGCTGGGCGTAAGCGCCTGCAAGTCGCCGCCACCTGTGCAAAGTCAACGACCGGAGCCAGCAGCATGGGCGATGGAGAAAGCCCAAGACTTACAGCAGATGCTGAACTCAATTATTACCGTCTCCGAAGTGGGATCGACAGGATAACCGCGCAGGTTAACTACCTGCAGGAGTACATCAGGACGCAATGCCTTCGATGATAGCGATAATTTTACTCATCATCCTTCACATCTGGCTCTGTAGACAGGGTGGTGATCACTTCTGGAGTGAATCCAGATTAAACATCTCATTGCTGATGCTTGATATTGAGCATCTGGCGCGCGGTAAGGGGCTGCGTTGAGATAAGAGCCAGTTCATTACAAATACCAGGATTTAGCCTCGCATTCGCGGGGCTTTTTATATCTGAATTTCACAGCGCATCTCACGCGCATATTAACGAGAGCCTTTCAGTAAGCGAGCCTGAGAAATGCCGTTATAGGTGGCGACCTCTCTCGGGCGGCTTTTCTGTGAGACAGGCTCACTTTCTAAAAGGTAAAGACGCTATGAAAGCAATCACGCTTTTTAATACACCGATCCGTGTTGATGAATCAGGAATGATCTGCCTCACTGATATGTGGAAAGCCAGTGGTAAAAGTGAATCTGAATCGCCTTACCACTACCTGCGAAACAAGCAGACCAAAGAGTTCTTAGCCGAGCTGGAGAAAAACCACGAATCTGTGGTTTTTACTGAGCGCGGTGTACACGGTGGAACATATGGCGGGAAGTTTGTTGCTTACGATTATGCGGCTTGGTTAAACCCCGGGTTCAAGTACGCGGCCTATAAAGTCCTCGATGACTACTTCACCGGAGAACTTCAGCATCGCAACAGCTTAAGTGCGCAGCTCAACATGAAATGTCATGAGTTTGACCAGAAGAAAGACATGGCGAGCTTCTGCGGACAAGGGCTGGCAGCATGGCGCTATACGAAGCCAGTGTTGGTCGCTGAGATTAACTCCCTGGCTAACCAGCTGCAGATTACGATCCCCGGGCTTCCGGGATGAGTGATCGTGTTATTGAATGCGCCTCCAGAGCGGGGCGCGACTTCTCAGAGTTCATGAAAGGCGAGAAGGGCATGATGGAAGCATTGGCCTCGGTGGATGAGTTTGGCGAGCAGCTGCGCCTCAACGGCTGTGTCAATCATCACTTTGTTAGCTACATGATGCGGAACTCGATCATGCAGGCATTCATGGACATGGCAAAAGCCGAGAGGAAAGAAGAGCGCCGGCGTAAGCTAGCGGAAGCAAAAGCAAAAGTGAAGTAG